GATATTGCAAGGAAATTACTATTAGACAAGGAAAACGAAGGATGCGTGCTTGTTATTGATTCTATTTCATCCCTTATTCCTTCTCGCGATCTTGATGAAGATATTAGTGGAATGACGAGGCCGGGGTTGCCTAAGATTCTTTCTGACTTTGTGAAAAAGCTGGGTCAGGCAGTTCCAAATCAAAAATGTTTGGTGATTATGATTACACACATGATCACGAATACAAGTGGCTATGGTAAGTCAAAAATGGCCGATGGTGGCGTTAAGATCCAATTCCAAGCGGATACACGCATGGAGGTAAAGACGGTCTCTCCGTGGGAAGCAGCGGGGTCTTCCAAGGAGAATAAAAATGTCATTGGGTTAAAAGTGACATGGGATGTATTATGTTCTTCAATAGGCTCGCCTTATAAAACGTGCGATAGCTGGATTAGATTTGGTCATGGAATTGATAAAGTGCAAGAGATTCTTATGATTGCAATTGACCTTGGATTAATTTCAGTGGCTGGGTCGTGGTATAATCTTGACTTTATTGAAAACGAAAAGGTTAAATTACAGGGTCAGGAAAAGGTATATAATTATCTCACTGAACATCAAGAGCTATATGTATTACTAGAATCTAAAGTCAAGGAAATGTTATATTGAAAATTCTAGGTTTGGATGGCAAAGAACACTCTTGGATTCCAAGTAATAATATTGTTGACACTGAAAAAAGATCGGGACTACACAATAAAGCTCGGCAACTTCTAAAAGAAAAATATCCCAACGAGAGGATTCTTGAAGAATTAGTATTGCCGGGAACTAGAACAGACAATAGAAAATCCACCCTAAAGGCGGATTTTTTTATTCCAGTTAGATCATTAATTGTAGAAGTTCATGGTCAGCAACACACAGAATATAACAACTTCTTCTTTGCGAATAAATTAGAGTTTTATAAGGCTCAAGCGAGAGATCGAGATAAAAAACAATGGTGCGAGATCAATCAATTCGAACTAATAGAACTTTTTCACAACGAGTCTATTGAAGAATGGAGAAATAAACTGTGGAAGAAGTAGATGATAAAATAAATAAATTCCATAAGAGTATTGATGAATGGATTGAAAGTAAACATATAGATTATGGACTAGATTCTTTTGGCGAAAAGGTAAATGAAGTAGGAAAGATATTGCATTTAAGTAGAGAAGAATTAAAAGCTATGTCTGTAGTAGATTATCAAACAGCAATATTCCTGCTTAACCAATACTGGGCTTATTTAAACACTCTATTGGCAAGAGAAAAAGCTGTTAAAACTTGGGCCGATCAAGGTATATGGTATATAATTACAGGGATGCAGCATGATAAATATTCCAAGTGGGAAGAGAAGTATCATATGTCAATTAGAGCAAGTCCAATCGGCATTAAATTACAAATTTTAAAAACAACCGCAGAAGCTAGAATTTTAGCAACAGAAGCAACCTCTAGCAGATTGGAAACTGCAATAAAGGTTTTAGAAAATTTATCGAGGAGCAAAAGTTATGACAGATCTTAAGGAACAGGCAAAAAAAATAATTGCAAAAGGAAAAATCCTAAATGACCCAGAACTTATTAAAATGGGTTTAGACATGTTGGACGCTATGCCAGATCAAGAAGATATTATTGAAAAAGGAGAAAACTTTATTAAAGTCTCAAGCTCCTCTTCTTTTATAGATCAATTTAGGACCGATAATAAATCTCCAATTGATACTAAATATGGAAGAAAAGTAACTGTAAACGTATCTGGAAGAGTCAATGGTTTTAAAGATGATAAAACTGAAGCCACAGAATTAATTGGAAAAACGCCAAATATTGTTCCAGCTCCAAGAAATAGAAAAACGCCCGTAGTTTCGGCAACATGTACTGTATGTGGAAAATCAGAAAAGGTAAATGAAATATTTGTACAGGGTAAAGAATTTTATCGCTGTGAATCATGCTTATTGAAAGGAAAATCTTAATATGTCTCAAGAAATTTTTATTAGTCGTGAACTACCAATTAAATTACTTACTGAAACAGCAAAATTGCCAGACAAGGCTAATTTATTTGATGCTGGTTTAGATTTATACTGCGATGAAGAACTAGTAACACTAGCCCCCGGAGAACGCAAACTGATCTCAACGGGCATTTCTATGGCAATTCCCAAGCAATATGTTGGGTTAATCTGGCCAAGATCAGGACATGCGGTTAAAGGTGGAATTGACACGATGGCTGGCGTGATTGATTCCTCTTATAGGGGAGAAGTCAAGGTTCTTCTTGTTAATCATGATGGTAAAGTACAATTTTTCCGAAGGGGTGACAAAGTTGCCCAGATTCTGATCCAGCAGATTGACGATTTCACTCCAGTAGCGTATAATGATTTAGGCGATACGTCTAGGGGTGACAAAGGCTTTGGGAGTTCAGGCACTTGACATATCTTAAAATAGGATTCATACTATTCATAGCATTCTACTGTATAGTGTCGTATAGAATAATCAGTAGTACAATCATAGGAGAGTTGAATGACAGAGATAATATTTAGCCTCACATTCACTTGGCTAGTAGGAACCTTTTTCTTTTTAATAGCATATGATATTTATGCAGTTATGAAAGGAAAGTCTACAGTGAGCTGGATAGTATTTGATACCAGTCGTAAATGGCCCATTGTGCCATTCTTATTTGGATTTTTAGTTGGTGGATTGGCAGGACATTTTTTCTTTCCTATCCCAGTCCCAGCAGGACAATAAAATGAATACACTAGTAGCATTAGCGGCAATGTCGTTAGGTCAATTCTTTGTGGTTAATCCACAAATTCCAGTTGTGGTTCAGCAACCTCAACAAGTCGTAGTCCAATATCAATACGTAGTACAACAACCGCAGTATATAGTTGTACCTAGAACAATTTATGTACCAGTACAGGTTCAAATGTATCAACCTGTCTACTATCCATATCCAATCTACAGAATTTACCCTTAAGGAGAACGCAATGAGCGAAGAAAAGAATCCATTAAATGTCTATAACCAACTAGAGATTATTAAAAATGCCGTTGACCAGATTGAAACAATTCATGTATATGAACTTGCCAATCGCCAATTTGGGACTTCATCAGAAGAGAGTTTAAAAACTCGAATTGATGAATTAGACAAGCAAATTCTTGAATATGAATTGCAGCTTGCAGACTCGCAAGGTTATATTGACGATATATTAGATTCGAACAAGAGCTTGCTTGAAGCAACTAATCAATTGATCGCCGAAAAGAATCTAGCCTTAGAAAATCGCCAATTAACACAAGATCAGGCAGATAAAATAGTTTCTGCTTATCATCAATTACCTTGGATTGTGAAGAAGTTTTATGGAGTGAATTAATATATATTGACGCTATATTATCAAATACCGTGTATTAATATATGTAATTAATATTTTCTGGTATTTGGTAATATAGGAGTTAACCATGTCTAATAAAAAATATGATCTTTCAGATGTACAACAGTTATTAAACGAAGGGTATACTGTGCAAGATATAATGAAAATGAAAGGTTGCAAGCATCATTTCACTATATATAGTTATATCAAACAAAATAATATTGTATATGAATCAAGATATTCTAAAGATTTAACTGGATATGAATGGAATAATATGAAAGTTTTAAATTTAGATGTATCAACAAAGAAAAAAGAGAGATATTGGAATATCGAATGTCATTGTGGAAATATATTTAGATTAAATACTTATGAAATTTTCAAAAGCAATCAAAAAAGTTGCGGATGTATATTTAAAAGTAAAGATTATAAATTAAGTCATCCCAACAGAAAAGGCTACAAAGACATATCGGGAATTATTTGGTCTAAGATAAAACGAGATGCAAAAGCTAGAGGCATCCAATTTGATCTAAATATAGAAGATTTATGGGAATTACTAGAATCTCAAAATAGAAAATGCAAATTAAGTGGAATCTCTATAGGGTTTGGGCTTGAAGATGGAGTGAATGCAAAAAAAAATACTACAGCATCACTAGACAGAATAGATTCTAAAAAAGGATATACGACAGATAATGTACAATGGGTACATAAAAGAATAAATATGATGAAACAAAGCTTATCTGATGATGATTTTATATTTTTTTGTAAGGCGGTAGCAAATAATGTCAAATGAAGTTTTAATGAATTTACCCATAGAACGGGCTGTACTCGCAGGAATTTGCCAGTACGGTTTAGAGGTCTATGTTGAACTTGATTTCTTACAACCAGAGTATTTTAGTCATGAATTAAATCAAGTAATATTTACATGCCTTCAAGATATTATTAATTGTAATCAGAATATCGAATTCTCCAGTCTTTTCGCTACTGCAAACAAATTGGGTGTATACGAATTAATTAACAAGACGACCGAATTAAGTTTTATTCGGTCGTTATTTAATTTTCCAATCAACAAGGAAAATATTCCTAAATTTGCAGCGAAGTTAACCAAGTTAAAATTAGCGAGAGATATTAAAAAAGCTCTATCTGTATGCGATAAATCACTTGCTAAAATTACAGGTGATGAAAACATCGAAGATATTATAGGTATGATTGAAAATCCTATTATGGAAATCACATCATTAGCCTACAAAGAACAGAACAATAAGACAGTTTTAATCGGTGAAAATATTAATGAATATGTCGATTACCTTATCAATAACCCTACTGATTATCTGGGCATTCCTACCGGATTCCCAAAATTCGACGAGGCCATAGGAGGTGGACTGAGAAGAAAGTCAGTCACTCTAATAGGAGCTAGAACGGGCGTAGGTAAAAGCGTTATCTCTACGAATGTTGCTGATTATGTATCTGGCAAATATAACATACCATGTCTTTATTTAGATACAGAAATGGATCTTGGAGACCAAAGAAATCGTATGTTGGCTAAAATTAGTGGTATTAAAATTAATGATATCGCCAAAGGAAGTTTTGCAAGCAAATATATGGAAAAAAATAGAGTTATTAAAGCAGCAGAATATCTTGAAAAGATACCATATCACTACATATCAATTGCAGGACAACCATTTGACAATATCCTTAACATTATTAAAAGGTGGATACACCAATATGTTGGATTTGATGAAAACGGCAGAACAAAAGATTGTCTAGTTATTTATGACTATTTTAAATTGATGAGTTCTGCTGGACTTGGAGCCGCTATGCAGGAATACCAAGCTCTCGGCTTTCAGATCACTAAGATGAATGACTTTTGTATTAAATATGATATTCCATGTTTATCATTTGTCCAATTAAATAGAGAAGAAGAAATTGCACAATCTGATAGATTGCAATGGCTTGCTTCTACAGTTGCTAAATTTCAAGTAAAAAGCGATGAAGAAATGGCAGACGATGGCTATGAAAACGGCAATAGAAAAATTGTCATCGTTAAAGCTCGTCATGGTTCAGGACTTGAGTATGGCAATTATATC